CTCCTTGTGGAGGTCACTCTAGGGTGATTTGATAATCACTCTTGGTGTTATAACACTACTAGACATATGTGGCGACCGATTAGAACCCAAACTGTTCCGTCTCATGCTGTTTACGGCTACTCGTTAAATCAAGTAGACGGGAGTCGCTTTCCTAGCGACCCTTCTCAGTATGCAAACTACACCTTCACCGGTTACGACAGCCTCTACGAGGCTTTCGCCGATGTTAGTGTAGATGAGTCGACTGATATCCTTACGCTCGATTTTCTTCCAAAGAAGAAGTCGGGTTCGTGGGATACGTTCAACCGCTGTGAACATTACAAACGTACTGTTTCAGTTGTTGATGGCGACTTCGCATTCTCTTCTCTAGAGAGCGGAGTTAAGTGGCGTAACTTCAAAATCCCAATTCTTTCGTTTTGGGATGAGAATTATTGCCAGCTTAGCATAGGTCCTTCGTCGGCGTTCGGCTCGGCAGATATCCCAATATTGGGTCTGCCGGGCATTTGGGGTGGATTAGACTCTGGCGTCTATAAAGACGACCAAGGTTTGTTCGGGCTTGCGTGTGAACGCATACTCCCGGGGATACGTCCTGCTACGTCTCTGTTAAACTCAATTTATGAGCTCAAAGACGTCAAGACGATACCTCACACTCTGGCAAATATTCAGAAACTGCTTACCGCTCTCGAGAACCTCGTTAAGGGTGACATTAAGTACATCCTCAACGATCGTAATCGTCGCGGTCTGAAAACTCTGAAGACATTGCTGAACGCAGGTGCTGATTCTTACCTTCAAGGTAACTTCAACATCGCCCCGTTACTACAAGACATCACGAACGTAGTTTTCTCCGTTCGTGCTGTTGAAAGCAAGCTTAAGCAGCTTGCCGCGCATGCAAAACAGCCACAGCGCGCCCATTGGGGCGCTAACTTGACTGGTTTCAATCCGAAAGACGAAACTATTAATACTCATGGGCGTCCTGCCTTTGAGGATTCAGTCGTTTCGTTTCGCCGTATTGTTACATGCACTGCACGTTTTCAAGCGACCGTCGAGTACTCCTACGAGATGCCCGCCGGTTCTTACAAGGAGAGCCTTGTTAACGGTGTATACGACTATAATGGCTTGGTGATTTCTCCCCAAGTTATATGGAACGGTATACCGTGGACGTTCGTTATTGACTGGCTAGTGTCCATTGGACCCTGGCTTGGTCAGTTTACCGGACGTCGTCTTGAGATAGTAACACACATAAGTCAGTCTGGTTGGTCCGTGAAGGTTGATAGAAATATCGCCCTTTCCGCAAACCTAACTGGGCCAGTAGCACAAGTCTACGAAGGGTCCTATTATAGGACCCCAGAAGCAGTGCCGCTGATCAGCTCGATTCGTTCGAGTGGGTTGAATTCGAAAGAATTCAGCCTCGCTTCTGCTTTAGGGTATAGTACCTTTAAGCATTAGCTGTCCCAAACGCGACATATATATGTTACCTACAAACCTCACAACTAATGAAGTGAAGGATTCAGCTGGTGCTGAGATCGAGTTTACTCGTCTCAGTACTCTGGATCGTTCTGTAACGTTCGCTAAATCTAGCGAAACGCCCAATGCCCCTTATCGGCTCAAGGTTTCACACCTTGAGACCGGTTCTGGGACTGCGTTGCGTCGGCGTTCGGTCGTCCGTGTGGATAAAACCATTACGGGCGTTTCCGGAACTCCTCGCATTGTTTCCGCTTATGTAGTACTTGATGCCCCAAGTGGGGATATCAGTGCTACAACGGAACTGGCACAGGTCATCGCAAACTTGAACTCGTTTATGGCATCACTTGGTGCCTCTACGACTATCTTGTACGATGGTACTGGTTACGGAGCAGCGGCTCTTATCAATGGTTCCCTCTAGAGGGAAATACACTCGACCTTGTTATGGTTAAATACCATAGCATTATCGATATATGTACATACCAGACGATAGGCCACTCTTCAAGTACCCATGCTTAACAGCATGCGGTCTTGTAATCACATTACATCTGGTACTGCTTTTGGCAGCCGGATGTACGACGCATGGTTTCTCCATTGACTGGAAGCAAGGGTCTCTGACCTTTACTTCTACCAATGATGTCCCTTCTAATCCGTTACACTGATCTAAACACTCAGTGCCGACGCCCTATAAACGGGCGGCGAATGATTAGTCGGTTTATTGAGATTGCATTCTGTCTGTTGCTTAAAAAGCGAACAGCCCCAGTCTGCACCCATGTATGTGAACCTTCAGCAGCAGCTAGTCGCTCGTTTAGACGGTCGACTAGTTGTCTGCCTTTTCTTAAGTATGAATGCCTAACTAAACACACGTGTGTGAGAGTCGTTAACTTCTGTGGCTGACGCCCACAGCACTACGTGAATAGGTTCGGTGTTTGTATTTATGTGCTCCAGGCCGACCCGTGAGGGTCGGTTTGTAGTATTTAGTTGTCTGATCAGGGTAGGTAGCGTTGTCGCTCTAGGAGTTATACCATATGGTTAACAATAAGAGCCTAGATCCGTATAAACAGATCATCGCTACACTACTGTCTGACGTGCAAACGTTGCATAGTAGCGTGTTATCACCACGATCTCTTCGATTGACGACCTTAAAAGTCGTCTCTCGCTTAGATCGGGAAGGCCTGAGTTTTCTTACGAAAACTCTTCCTCTTCTTGGCAAAGCCTTTGATAGGGCTTTGACAGGAGAAGTTCCATTGAACTCTATTGGGTGGACGAAAGTCCATTCTAATAGTAAGCTTCCTAAATTCTTAGGTGAGCTATTCCAATGCATCTTCTCACACGAAGGTTGGGTTCTTCCAACACCCTGTGCGATATGCATCAAACATGTAAGGCAGATCTTGTTCGTGTTTTACAAACTCGAACTCCCTTACAAGCCTGAAGACGAAGCGAAAGTTACTTCTCTGTTCGAAAGAACAGAGGGTGATATTTCTTCGTTCAACGAGCTCTTCAGCAGAATTGCTGATGGACTCGATAGCAACCATGACTACCTCCGCGGTGTTAAACCCGCTGAAGCGGTCAAGGTCATCCGTAAAGCTAGAATTAGACTCGCAAGGGTCTTTTCCGGCTTTGATCCCTTAGATATCCGACCTCGGCACGGACCCGGGGCGGTCTCCACTGGAGAACGCCTCTGGGGTAAGTACCAGTTTGGTCGGATCAATCCTCGGATCAACTCGATGTATCCATTCGATGCGTATTTCTGCGCATCTCTTGGCCACATATGTGACTCGTTTAAGGACTTTCAATTCCTTAAAGAGGTTGAATCTTCAGCCAAGGTTATCCTTGTTCCTAAAGATTCTCGCGGGCCTCGCCTTATATCTTGCGAACCACTGGAATTCCAGTGGATCCAACAAGGTTTAGGTGATGCTATCGTACGAAGAGTGGAAACACATACTTTAACTAAGTATAATGTCCACTTCACAGACCAAAAGCCAAACCAGTTTGGAGCCCTCTTGGGCTCTTCTACTGGCCGTTACGCTTCGCTAGACTTGAAAGAGGCTAGTGATCGTATAACCGTTGGTCTTGTTCGCTTGCTGTTTCCGGAGCCTGTTTTACAGGCACTCCTTTGCAGCAGGTCCCAGTCTACAATCCTCCCTGACGGTAGAAAACTTCCCTTATGTAAGTTTGCGCCAATGGGGTCAGCTTTATGCTTTCCCGTGTTGGCCCTTACTATTTGGGCTATTCTATCAGCAGCAGAGGATGATGCAGATGCTCGAAAGAGCATTCTAGTGTATGGCGACGATGTGATAGTGAGAACGGATAAATCCGCGCACGCTATTAAATGGCTTGAGACATTTGGTTTACTCGTAAACCGTGACAAGAGCTGTACCAGTGGATTCTTTAGAGAATCTTGTGGCACCGATGCTTTTAATGGCGTCGTTGTTACTCCTGTACGTATTCGTACAACCTGGGCGTCCCGTCCATCCCCGAATGTTTATACTAGCTGGATCGCTTACGCGAACAGTTTTTACAAACAGTCCTTCTTTAAGACCTACGATAAGATCGTAGAGATGCTTCTTGATGTTTATCAAGAAATACCTGAGTGCGATAACTATAATTATAGTTACCCCTCGCTTATTGAAGTCCCGGAGTGCAACCGACCAAAACGTTCTCGCTCAAATCTCAAGCTTCAAAAACTTGAAAAATGGGTTTGGTGCGTGGAGGTCAGGCCCTTAAATAAACAAATAAGCGGTTGGTTGATGCTTCTGCGTTATTTTGCAGAAGTCGATCATACGCCCTTTGTAAAAAAGGCTACTAGTACTCGCAGATGCAGTGTTGGGGGTCAGTCAGAGATGACTGTCCCTTTCTCTGTTCGGTCGTACACACGTCGTGGAACTAGCTATCTAGTGAAACGATGGCGATGAGGAGAAAATTTCGGATTTAACCCCGAAATGATCTTAGA